CACTCCGCGACAAACTCGATCAGTGCCGTGAACCGAATAACCGCCGACAATTAAAGAAGATGAAGCGTTAATCGTTCCAGCATTAATATTATATTGAGTGGAGGAGGCAATCGTATTGACACTGTTAGTAAAAGTATGTATTCCAGTCCAGTCATAATTATCATTTAAATTGACCGAAGATGTCTGCCAGGTCGGGACGTTGCCCGCTCCGTTAGAAGTCAAAAATTGTCCCGAAGTCCCGAAACCGCCCACTAACTTAAATCCACTCGCTCCATTACCCAATATAACTTGATTTAAGGTGGGTGTAGTCGTGCCAGTGCCCCCATATCCCACCCCGATAGCCGTTCCTTGCCACACGCCCGTTCCTATCGTGTCGACAGATGTTAAGTTTAAGAGAGTGGTTAAAAAAGGCAAAGTAGTGGTAGAAACCTCAATTTTATCCGCATTGAGAGTATTGAAGTTAGCGGGTAAGATAGTCGCCAAGTCGGAAATTTTGGTAGCAGAAGTAATTGACGTTAAAGTAGACCCGATAGGTCTGTTAAAAGAAAGCAAACTGCCCACAAAAGTTATATTACCCAGAGTGGCGTAATTGGAAATCCCCAAAGCTCCTCCCACTAAAATAATCAAAGCTATTAAGATTGCGGCAATATATGACATCTAAATATGTTCTGATTCATTGACCAGGGTTTTATTATTTTTACTCTCTTTAGTTACGTGTGAACCTGGCTGACCCAAAGTTCCTTCGTCTTCGGCTAAAGTCCAAGGCATCTCGGATAACGTCAAATCGCTGGATGGTTCTCCTTCGTTACTCAAACTTTTTAAATTTTCGCTATCGTTGGAAATTCCTGGCATAAATTTAACGACAATTTTCTACCTTGGGGATAATTCTATTATCTCTGTCTTTTTGTCTGTTAGCGTAAAAAATCAGCATATCTTCTATTTCGGTTTGAATATCCAGTTGAAGTTGAGCTACTTGGTCTTTTTTATATGTTTTGCAAAAAGGCAAAGCCGCCATTTTGGCAATAGTTATGTGCCAGGGAGAAGCGATGCCAGGCACTAAAAATCCCGCGCTAAAATCAGCATAAGTTATCTGATAAGAAGTGCGGGTATAAAAAAATTTAAGCCCGGCCGTTAAAGTAACTGCCGAAGCCGTCGGCGCGGGACTCAAAAAGAGCGTGCGTCCGATAATTCTGTAATGAGTCGGCAAACCTGTTTCCGCTTCCAAGGTTTCCAAAATTGCTTCGCTTTCTTTTTGAGTTCTCGGTTTAACTATATGGAAATATCCGCTTGAATCCTTAACTTTAATTTCTCTGATGTCTAAAAATTTGTCGGTAATGGTATATTTGGAAATTCCCTCTTCAAGAGCAATCGTTCCTTCTGCGATATTGCCAAAATTCTCGTCATCATGCGGAAAATTGCGGCAAACCTGGATAATTTTAGAAACCAAAGTTTCTATCGCCACATTTATATTTATGCCCAGAATATTAATCGTGGATGGAGCTGTAATGGCGGGATAAGCTGTTGCATCCGAATTGCTTAATTGTCTGGCGACTGTGATTATATCTGCTATGGTCATTTTTTTAATTTATGTTCAAAGCAAGAAGGCAAATGCCTCCTCGCTCCAATCACAAGTAAGGATTAAATATAATCCATTGGAATTTATTGAACTTTGGTAACTCTGGCCACCCATTTTCCGTCAAAGGTGTTGGTCGTTTCGGTAAAGGCGCCTGAATAAGCAGTAGTTACAACACAAACAAGGTAAGGATAAGTCGGGCCAAGCATAATCTTGGCCACCGAACCGCCGCCGACCTGCGTTCCATAAGAACTTGTAATGTTATTCTCTATGGTCGCCGTAGATGACGTTGCGACCGAATCAGAACTGATAATGGTATAAGCGGTGAAAATCGGCCCGGTATATCCAGATTTCGCCGATGCTCCGCAAGTCACAGTAAAAGTTGAAGTGGCTACGCCCGTGACGTTCAATTTAAGAACTTCTACGGTTGAAGAAGCGCCTGTATAACCATTTGGATAACTTCCAGAAATAACCACGTCGCTTTCCGATGTAGTGGCCATCAGAAATGGGTCGGGAGCGGAAACAATTGTCGTTGAACTATTGATGAAACTCCCGCCAAGATGATAGACAACCTCTCCGTTATTCAATTCCCAGTTGGCAGAACTCATTGACCTGCCGATCTCGGCATTGGCATTAGTTTCAACTTTAATCGGATTAACAATTTCCACCCTTTTAATCTGATTAAAAGAAACGCCGAGCCAAACCAATAAACCAATAATCAACAAAGCGCCAACTCCCAAAACTATTTTTTTATTCATCTTTTTAAGAATTAATGATTATTTAACTTTGGGAGCTTTCGGTTTTCTTTTGACCTTTGATTCCGCTGGTTTTGTTTGTTCAATTCCAGCAATTTCCGTTTTTCCCGCTTCTTTTCCCGCTTCGTCTGGTTTCTTGACCTTTTCGCAAGCCGCTTCAAGTTTAGCCAGTTTAGCCATCAATTCTGGCAATTTTACTTTGTATTTATTGCTGGCTTTATAAGACTCAATAACATTCAAAAACTCATCTCGGAGTTCTTCAGGGCTTTTTGGTGGCTTGACTTGACCGACTTTTATCTCAAGGATATTTTCGTTCATTTTGGTAATTTTAATTGATTATTATTTATGGGGGGCGTCTGGGGCAGGATTACTTTTTCGGGGTATTATCTACGGGCAATCATCTCGGTGGGAAAATGATTTACCCGTAGATGAAACTCCAGAAATATCCTGCCCCAGACGCCCCCCATAAACTTTACTTAACCGTGATGTCAATCGTCATCGTTCTCTTGGCATACCAAGCGTTAAACCCCACAAAGCCGTGCATCTCAATCTCTACACCGAGATAACCTGTTATAGTTTTCTCATTGTACACAATTCCCCGCGGAGCGGCGTAAGTGGCAATACCCTTGATTCCAGCTACTCTATGTCCAGCATTAGTCCAAGTCTTTGAACCTGAAGTACCTGTTTGTGCCGCATCAACGAAAGTTCCTGAAGCCACTACATAAATATCAACCCCCATTATATTCCTGACAAACCCGTTGCTCAAAACCGTATCGGCGTAGTTGAAACCGCTGAGTGACTCGTAGAGAAGAACTCCAGGCAAATCGGTCTGTTCAATGACCAAATACCAACCACCTTCAATCTCAAATCCGGCCGATTTGGACACCAGATTAGCGACGATTTCACCGACATTCGCCGCTGCGAATCCGCCGACTGGTGTGTCGTAAGTGCCCGTTCCGCGTTCACAGAGTTCATTCAATACCCATTTGTCTATCATTCTTTTGACTGAAGCCTCCATTTCGCTTCGGCGCGAAGTCAATAAATCTCCAATAGCCAGCAATCTCTCAAAATCGTAGATTTGTTCGGAAACAACAAATACATCGGAAATAGTCAAAGTATCTACAGTTGCCGTGTAGGCCGCCGGAGTATATGTGACAGTCGCAATCGCCTGAACGACCGTTGTCGGAACTGAACCGAAGGGATTCCAGATAAACATATTTTCTGTTCGGTCAACCGCGCAAATCTTTTCCGCTACCAGAGTGTATTTCAGCGATTCTTGAAGCATCGTTGAAAACCACTTAGCTCGGTAAGCTGTGTCTGCAATAGTATTCATTTTATTAAGTTTAATGATTATCCACCGAATCCACCTTGTCCACCGTTTTTAAACTTAATAAGATAGTCTTGTTCGTTGAACAATTCCCACCCTATCCTTTTAAGATTGCTCTCTCACGGCTTTTCGCCGTTGTTCCATTATTGCCCGAGCCACTTTTGGCATATCATCAATATCCAGTTCTCCCTTTTTGATTTTGTCAATCAGCACCTCGTCTGGAACTTCAGAAACGCCGCGTCTGCCTCCCCCAGTATTGGTGGCGGCAGCGGTTTCGCGCTTTTCCTGATGGTCTTTCAAGATAACCTGCACATCATCATTTTTCACGGCTCCAGAAATTGAAATTTTGTTAATATTAGCAAAATTAACAACAAAATCAATATCGTCGTCGTGAACATTTGCTAAAGCGCGGCTATCTTTTAAAGAAAAACCTTCGGATTGTTTTTCCTGCATTGCAGGTTCTTTTTTAGGAGGTTCGGCTTTAGCGCGAAACTCATCGCGTTCAGCCCGAATTTTTACTTTTTGTCCAATGGCGGAAGAAAGTTTTTTTCGATGTCCAACTTCTCTCGCCACTAACTTATCAATCAATTCGGCATCCGCTTCCTCGTCAAAACCTAAATCGGCAATGATTTCGGCGCGGATTTCGTCCTCCTGGACTGCTTTTAAACCTGCCTGTTCGGCAGCCAACTCTTCGGGAGTTGGAACTAAATTTTGAGCGTCGCTCATATTTTTTGCTGTTTTAGCTCGCAAATTTTGCTTCGCTGACAGCTATTATTTATCTAACTATCTATTTGAATTTTTAAATAATCTCTCCTTGATCTGCTCTATCGTTTCTTTTTCTTCTCCTGCGAAATTTTTGAAGGTAATCAAGACTTTTTCTAAATGCTCAATAATCGTATTTCTGGCGTTAAGTTCAATAATTCCTTGCTGGAGATTTTTGTTCCTGCTATAATTCAAATCGTCAAAAAGTATTTCCTGGTTCGTTCGCTCTCCTTTTAAAAACTTGAATTGCTGGGTCAGATAATTAACGATTATTTCCCTTGATTGAACGTCAATCGCGATTTTTTCCAAAGGCATATTGACAAAATCAAAAGTTGACCACCAATCGCTCACTTTAAACAAAGGAGCGTCGGGATTTAATTTCGGAATCATCTCGTTCTCAATAATGTCCAAAATATCTTTAGTAAAACCTTTTATTATTTTCGTTTCAACTTCATCCAGTTTTTTCTGTAAAAAGACCTTCCTAACGGCAATCAAGACTTTATTGTCCGTGAAAAACGATTTGATTATTCCGATTTTTTCGTCGGAAAATCTTAAATTTTGCTCAAAGTGAGCTATCTGTTTTTGCTTTGCTTCTCCCATAATTATTTTTTCTTTTTAGTTTTAATCTTATAATGAACTTCGCCAGCGTAAGATTTACCGTCTTTATAACAAACATGAATATACTTTCCTTTTCCCAGGGATTTAGTTCTTATTCTTCCGCCTTCGCGACGACATTTATCAAATGCGTATGGCATTATTTTATTGCTATGTTATTTCCTTGTCCAACGCCGACCATTTCTTGCCCACCGACAATTCCACCGATAGGCACCGTTGAACTTCTTGAAACCTGATTTAATTCCAAGGGACTTAATTCTCCACTGGCAAACAGAATTTTATTAAAGACAATTTTTTCTTGCGGCGTCATTTCTCTGCCTCCCAAAGAAACTAAAAATTTTAAGACAGTATTAAGAGTCTCCAAAGCCGCCTGCGTATCAACCGATTCTCCAGTAATGTCCACCTCAATTTCCCATTCAAAGTCCTTTAACAGCTTTTTCCAGGTAACAGTCGGTATCTCAGAAGGTTTGATAAATCGCTGGTTGCCCATTTGATTCAATTCATTTTGGACTTGCTGGGTTTGCTGCTGTTTAAAAACTGGTATTTCTTCAGGATTGACTATCCCGCCATTCAAAATAGTTTGTTTGATTTTATTATTAGTTCGCCTGATTGCTTCGTTCGGCACATACATTGAATCAAGTTCGGTGATTTGCTGTTCATCTAAAATAGATGAGATTTCATCGGCATTATCCATTTTAGTTTTCAGAAATGGAATGACAAACTTTCTTAATATCCTTTCAATCGCCAAACCCTTATTTTCTCTCATTAATTCAAATAATGAATGGGACTCTCGCAAAAGAGCTTCTGTCTGCCTCCAGGCCGTTCCGGCGGGCGGATTGAGTCCAAACATTGACTCGGAAATGCTGACAGTCTCATTGCCTGACGATTTCCACATCGCGACTTGATTATGCAAAGGGGTGGTATCGGCTTTATTATTTAATTGAGTTAAGGGCTGATTCGGCTGAGTGATTAAAATCGCCCCTTGCTCAAAAGAAATTGAAGCGTTTCGTCCCAGAAAAAGTGAGTCGGAAGTTTGGAAAAAAATCATTGAAGAAAGATCTAATAAGTCTTTGATAGTCTTGACCGTATGATTGACCATCCATTGATTCTCAAAAAGATTTTTAACCGCTCCGCCCGAAAAAGTATAGCCGTCCTGTTTAATAAGATGAGCAATATCATAAACCTCGTCAGCTTTGCCTTTATATAAAGTATAATCTTCAAATTCACCTTTTTTGCTGTCTTTTTTCTGGAAAAAAGATACTATATGCCTTTGTTCGGCGTATTTCTTTAAATCCTTTTCTTTATCCGTCAGAAAATAAAGAGGCAATTCGCCACTGATCTCATAAAGCAAAATATAGTTTGGCCGATTATCCTTTGATTGCTTGTCTATTGTGTCACGCGATTGTTGGGTATCCAAAAGCTTTTTAACCAGTTTCTGGTCATAGGATTTATTTTTTTTTAATTGAGACGGAGTCAGCCATAATTTTTCTATTTTTGGATTATTTTCAAAGTCAATCGGGTCAACCAACATTCTGTTCCAAGAAGATACTTCACAATTAAGTTTTTCGTCTTTTTCCACAAATTTGGAAATGGCCGAGCCATAAGTGGCCAAAACCAATCCCCAATCGTTTAAGTATTGCCCAAAGACGGATTTTTTCATCCAATCGCTTAAAAGCAAAGTAGCGATAAAAGCCAATATCTGATGTTTTTGTTTGGTCGCTCTAAATTTGATATTTTTTCGGTCAATATCAGTCGCCCGATACCAGATATTGCGAGCGGCGATTGAAATATTTAAAAACGGCTTCTCTCTGCCAAGAGAATCCGTCTCGCCGCTTGTATGTTTGGAATTCAAATAAGCGTCGGTTTTTTCTATATCTTCACGCATTGACAACTGAACATATTTTGAATGCGTTATTTCATAAGCGTCGTCCGATTCAATTTTTCGGACAAGCTCGCAGATATTTTTATATTCCATCTAACGCCACCGAATTATCTACCTCTAATTTCCGCCCTTAATTCCGTTGACGAAGCATTAACATCCAACCGTAAACATTGAGCCACTAATTTAGTCAATAAAAGAGTCCGACCACTTCCCGCGCCATCACTGGTATTCCAATTAAATGTGGAAGTGCCATTGGTTAAACTTTGCGCGGCGTGCATATCAAGAAACGGCGCCGCATCAAACCATTTTATTTGGCTCATAGTCACTACATCATAACCTACTCCGCTTGAAGTAGTAGCCGTCTCGCAAAAATCGTCATTGGACGCTAAAATTGAGAACCGAATGTCCGCCGAAGACGAAGCATTCTTAACCCAAAAAGCGTAAACGGCGGTATTGGCACTGCCAATTTTGGAAATATACGATGAAGAGCCCGTATGATTGCCGTAAAATCCTTCCGCCGTAGTGGTTGTGCCGTTTTTGGTGCCGATAACATCGCCCGTATATTCGATAAATTGATTAGTCTCCAATGCCTGGGCTATTTGAGACAAACGAAAATCTATATAAGCCCCATAAGCGATTAAAATAACCCCGAAAATTATTGTGCTGATAAACAATTTTTTAGACATTATTGTCCACCGATTTATTTATTTGAGTTTAATTTTTGCTCGCTTTCTGTTTTGTTGAATTGGGCCTGCATTTGCCGACCAAGTAAGAGCGTTTTAACAGGGTCTTCATCCAGCGCTTCTTTTTTAAGTTCAAACCAAGCCCTGTAAATCAATGGGTCTCCTATATCGGGACTCCGCTGGATTTCTTCTTTGACATCATCTTTTGACCGAAGTTCCATTTTTTTGTCTTCGTCAACTCTTTTTTTTCTTAATAGCGCCGATAATTCCTCAATGATTGTTTCCCGATATTCCGGCACTTTGAAAGTGAGCTTATGTTCATTTATCAATTCAGCCAGTTTCCAAGCGCATTGGGATTTCAGATTTCTAAAATTAGTCTTGGGAATAAAATCGCTTTCAATTTTTGCCTGCCTAATTCTGATTTGGTTAGCTGTCGGCAAGGGAATAGAATTAGCCACAAAACCTCGTATGCCTTTCATTCCGTCAACTATTGCCCCGCCGATGCCGTCCTCGTCAACCATAATGTTTGAATAAGGTATCTGGTTGGTCGCGGCAAAGTCCTTGGTTTGTTGTTTAGTTTTTTCCGTATCCTGTCTTTGAAATTTCTCTATCCGATAAAGTTCCAATCCGTCCCAAAAGTTGAAAGTCGTTGAATCGTGGCCCAACCTGGCCACGTCAACAATCAGATATTTTTGATTATCTTTGATTATCGTGTTGGTAAAAGCGTCGGATAAAGCGTCATAAGTAATCAGCGAATCGTCGTCTTCGTCGTAATCCCAGTTGCCTTCCCAAAGTCTCTGCCGGCGGATTTTATCTTTTTCATTTTTTAAGGACTGAATGTAATCCAAAGGCAGATATTTATTATCCGTGGCAAACGCCTGAATATATTTTCTGCTTGCAGGCAATGTTCCTTGCTGGAATAAATCAACAAAATCTCTTTTCATCCAGCCCTTTTTGGGATTGGCGGTAATCAGCAGTTTCTTTTTAAGATGATACTTATCATTTTTCCACCGCCCGATAGACAACCATAAATTGGACTTGGCGGCTTCCGAAACCTCGCCGCCTTCTTCTATCCAGCCCCGCGTCATCTGCATTGAACCAAAACGCTCAAAAAGTTCATCAGACGGCACTTCTTTACAGGCTATCAAAAAAACTTTTGATTTATTGTAAAAAGTATAAATATTATCTTGGCCATTGAAAGAAACATAATTAATAAGTTTCAATCCCCAATTTTTAAAGACCTCCTGTATTGTCGGGATGGTAAATTTTCTCAAATCGGTCAATTCCTGTCGGGCGATAAAATAATGCGTTTCGGGATAAATCAAAGCGTCGCCGAAAATTAACGAAGCACCCAGATAACTTTTTCCTCCACCCTTGGCCCCGCCGTATAAAAGTTCTTCGGTCGTATTATCAATCCAATATGCGGCGGCCTTAATCTGTTTATCTATTTTTGTCTTAAATTCTATCTTCATCCTTTTTTAATTTCCATTCCCGTTATCTGCAAAATTTCAACTAATCCGCTTAATTCCGTTGATTCTTTGGGCATTCCTTCAATATAATTCCATATCAACCGAATAGACGCGTCATCACCTTCTACTATGGCCTTATGTAATTGTTTCTTAACCAATAACTCGGCGTATTGTTTGCGTTCTTTGCCTTTGTATTCGGGGGGGATGTTTTGTAATTCTTTTTTTAAAATGGCTAATAATGAAAACGCGCCTTTTGGCTTACCAGGATTATCTTCTGTAAATCTGCCCTTTTCATCTCGTGTTTTTCCGTATTTGTCCGTATTTGCGGCATTTTCAGTTTTTTTTTAGTTAAGTTTTTTGGCTTTTCCATAAAATCTTCATCGCCTCCTCGAAACTTATTAAATTCCCATACATATTTCCCGACAAAACTCTGGCACATAAAATTCTACTTTTCGCTTTTTGATTTCTGTCTTTAAAATGATTTATCTGCGCCCAAAATGCTTCTATTTCTTGAGTCAACCTGAATTGCTCGTCTTCAAGATATTTTTTAACCCATTTATCCGCGCCTAAAATAGATTGCTGTTTCAAATGGACTTCCTCATGAATCAATAAATCAGGCGGCAACGGCTCATTGCTATAAATCTGACCGTCATAAGCAAAAATTGTCTGTTCGTCAATTTCAAATTTCTGGCGATATTCTTCTAAATATGGAAAATCTTTTTGTAATTTAAAAAACATAAATTAAAAAACCGAAAGCAGTTTCTATTGCGTTTTCATTTTTTTTTAGTTGATTTTTCTGGCTTTTCCATTTGTATAATCCTCCCATCTTTTTATTATCACGTCGCAATAATGCTCATCAATCTCCATACCATAACATATCCTATTTGTTTTCTCGGCGGCGATGAGAGTGCTACCACTACCGAGAAATAAATCTAAAATTATATCCTGCGGTTGTGTAAATTGTTTTATTATTTCTATAAGCATTCCCACTGGTTTTTGGGTGGGGTGCATTCTTTTAAATCCCTCTGTTTTTCTATCTCCCTCTCTTAAAAGTCCACTCCATTTATGTCTTATAATTCTTGATGGTTTCTTAAAACTTGTCCATGCTATTTCACAATCAGCAAAATTGTTTGAGGGAATATCAACTCTTTTATCCCAAATAATCCAGCATGATGAT